CTGGGCAGTCGGGGCAGACCCCGGTACAAGCCGCGCAGTAGCGGTCGCCCCCGCCGAAGGACCACTCGGCAAGGGCGTGGAGACGTTTTTTTCCGCATCCAGGATCAGACCCTTGGCGACGTACTGCGTCTGGAACACTTCGAAGATCGGCCAGATTTCCAAGAGGGCGTCGATGCCTTCGGGGGTGATGGACAAGGGCTGGCCCGTATCATCGCCCACGCCTTCCCAATCCAGCACCGCACGCCGGGCGATGGCCTTTGCCATGGCAAGCGCCAAGGCTTCCTGGCTGGCGCCTTCGGGCAAGGTTTCGATGGCGGGATCTGCGCGGGCCGAGACCATCAAGGCCGTGGTCAACGGGCCCACCTGCAAACGCAAGCCAGGCGCGAGGGTCAGCCAAGCAGGGGCTGCGGTCAGGTTCAGTCTGATCATGGTCAGTATCCTACAACTGTGTTGACGAGAACGGCGGTGCACATGCGCGCGGGGCTGACGGCCTTTGCCGCCTGCCAATCGAAACTGGCCTGGATGCCCTGTGGCCCCGGGATCTCGATCCGCGGGCGCGGCAGGTAGACGGCATGGGCGGTGAAGGTGAAGCTGGCATTGGCGCCAAGGCTCCAGGCAAAGACCAACTCGCAAGACGTCCCATCAATGGCCTGCGTGATCAGCGCGGTGTCGGCAAAACGCACCTCGACCCGCCCCGTCAGCGCCGCCATGCCCGGGTCGGCCCCTTCGATCTTGCCGTCGGAGCGAATGGTCTCGATCCGGTCAAGGCCGTTGGAATAGGTCACTTCTGCCGAGATCACATTGCCGAGCGCCACGCCGTTGCGAGTGATCGCCCCGTTGAAATGGCCGAACCGCTGCAAGGCAAGCGAGGTGGTCGTGCCTGCGGTCGTCGCCGCCGCAACACTCTCGCCCTGCGCGACCAGCCGCGCCGTGGCGGTCAGCAGACCTGAACGCGCCATCTGCCAGGAAAGCTGATCACAGACGCAGCCCGTATACATCGCATAACGCGGCACCTCCGGCATTGCCGTCTCGATGGCCATGCTTGGCAGCGTCCAGTTGCCCGACTGGAAGGTGTGGGTCTTCGGTGTCGTCCCGGAAGTAACAGGCGCTCCAAATGCCGCCTTCAGCCACAAGCCGAGGTTTTCCACATCGATCGGCACCACGACATCGCCATCGGCGGTGACCGCATCCCGGATCGGCGTCAGCGGATCGCGCCCCTGGCCCAAGAGTTCCGACGCAATCAGCGGCTGTTCCGAGCCAAGCGTCGTGCTGGCAAACGGCACCGTCCGGAACCCCGTGGCGGGCGCCGTGCCGTAAACAGTCTCGAACGCAAGCGCCATCTGCGCCCGCGCCCCATGGGCTCGTGCCATCGTGTTCATCCTTTCAAGCTGTTGAATTCAGGTGCCGGGGTTGCTGTCGAAATTCACCTGAGGCATTCTGCCCAGATGATTTATCGCATCACTCTCTCGGTATTCGTGGCCCTTGCCGGGCTTGCTGTTACTTCACAGGTGTCGGTCGCGGTTGCCGAGCAAGCCTCAGTTCTCGAGGCACGCGTCAGCAAGGTGCAGGACGGCGATACCTTCACCCTCAAAGGCCAGTCGCGCAGGATCCGTGTCTGGGGGCTTGATGCCCCCGAGTGGAACCACCCGGGCGGGTCAGATGCCACAGCGACGCTGCGCCAGATGATCAGTGGCGAGACCCTGACATGCCAAGTGCTCGACATGGATCGCTACGGCCGCTACGTCGCCCAGTGCTTCTTGCCCGACGGCCGCGACATCGCCGCCGAAATGATCCGGGCCGGTGTCGCCACCGAATATTGCCGGTATTCCGGCGGCTTTTACGGCACCTGCTGACAACCTCTTGGCCGAAACTCCGTTCAGAAATCCCAAGGTACCAGAGCAATGGATAGCCTCGTCATCCTGATCTTCGCCTTGATGGCCCTCTACCTGGCACTGTGGGTGATCATCTTGCTTCCTGCCCGCATGGCCGAAGCACGGGGGCGCAGCGCCTTTGGCTGGGTTCTGATCAGCATCTTCTTCTCGCCGTTTGTGGCCGTGATCCTGCTTTTTTTGATCGGCGATGCACGCCCATACGATCGCTAGGATTGCGACGGACAGTCAGCCGATTGTTGCACTGCCATCGACCGGGTCTTTAGGTCAGAGGCCCAACAGTTGAGTAATGTAGAACGACGGTGATCACAGCCGCCTTCAGGGCCGCAGCCCCCTCGATGGGCAGATCGACCGAGGCTGGGGCTTCGGGTTCAAGCCAGTCGCACAGGCCGCCTAGCGTGCGGTCGGTAGACAGCGATGCGCCGATGGCCGTGATCAGATCATCGAATGCGCTGGCCCGGCCAATGCCCGCCTGGACGACGACCTCCAACTCGGCGCGGTGCTGATAGTGATAGAGCAGTGGCGACAGCGTCACCTCCGGCTCGCCCGGCTGGCCGTCGCGCAGAATGATCAGACCAGCCGTCGGGACGCGTTCGGGCTGGATTTCCTCGCGCAGAACAAGGGCGGCAAGCGGCTGCAGCCGCGCATGCAGCGCGGCGAGGACGGTTTCGCGAGTCGTTGGCATTGGGGCACCAATGGTTCGGGCGCTTTGGAATACTATCCGGCAATTTCGGCCGCTGCGCTCTTGAATGGGTAATGCGTTCGCCTTACCTTGTTTTGGCGAAGTGAAGGAGAATCAAATGCTGGCCGAACTCAAGGTCGAGTCCACACTGACGGACAAGTATCAGACCACGATGCCCGGCGTCGTGCGCAAGGCGCTTGGCCTGAAAAAGCGGGACCGCATCTCCTACACCATCCTGCCTGAAGGCGATGTTCTGCTCAGCCGCGTCTCGGATGTCGTGGAAGACCCAGCCATCGGCGCGTTTCTGTCGTTTCTGGCGCAGGACATCAGCCGGAACCCCGGCCACATCCGGGGGCTGGATGCCCCGCTGCGTGCCAAGCTGACCGAGTTGGTCGATGGCGTGGAACTTGATCTTGATGCGGCCCTGTCGCCCGAAGATGAATGACGGATAATTCTGGCGTGCCCTTGGTCGTGAACGGATGGACTTTGTTCGCGCATCCACTGTTTCTGGGCCAGGTGGCGGCGCTTGTCGAAAAGGTCTCGGCCCTCAAGGCCGCCAACCAGGCCGGTTATCGCAGCAAGAATGCGACGAAGCGGCTTGCGGCGATCACCAAGCTGATCTTTGAGGAAATCCCGTCCGACCCGACAGACCCGAAGTTCCGACAGGGAAACACGCTGGGCGATGAGCATCGGCATTGGTTTCGGGCGAAGTTTTTTCAGCAGTACCGGCTGTTCTTCCGCTTCCATGCTGAAAGCCGGGTGATCATCTTTGCATGGGTAAATGACGATACAACGCTGCGCGCCTATGACAGCCGCACCGATGCCTATCGGGTGTTCAAGGGCATGCTGGAGGATGGCAACCCGCCCGGCGACTGGAAGGCGCTGTTAGCCGACGTCCAGAAAACCAGCGACCAGCTCGCGGAGTTGATGGAGCAGAAGTGACGCTGACCCAGCGTCACAACTTCCCCTCGACCCACTTCGCCACGATCAGCCCCGGCACGCCATCGACCGCCCGTTCAGCATCGCGCGCCAGATCCAACCGCTTGCGCAGCTTCACTTGCGGCACCAGCAGGAAAATCGGCGCGGTCACAACGCCGCGTCCGGTTTTCGACTTTGACGCCACGGCTCGGCCTTTCGAATTCAACCGCCCCTCAGCCACCAACAGGCTCGGGCCCCGACGGCGATAGATGAACCGCAGCCGCAACCCGGTGCGGCGCTCCCATTCGCCGGGGGTGATGCGACCGCCCCGCGTGGATTTGCCCGCAGCTGGCGTTGGTATTGCCAGCCAGAACCCGTTCTTCGAGCGGATCAGCGGGCCGCTGTCATGCGCACCGACGATCACAGGGGCGTTCGACCAGACCAGCGCCGCCGCATTCAGGCTTTCGCCGGGTTTCGGGAAGCTGGCGGAGCGGATCGAGTTGGCGAGGCGCGTACCCAGCCCCGCACCGGTGATCTGGCTGCGCCAAGCGGATTTCAGGCCGGTGCCAGCCTCACGCATCGCGGCTGTGACGGCGCGTTCGCCCGCTGCGACCTCGGCCGCCATCAGGGCGACGATGTCGGGATCTATGGCGAGTTTCAGCTTCATGCCGGGCGCAGATCGACAGTCCAGACAAGCCGCTCAGGGTCGCGGACGGGCTCGCCCTGAATGAGAAAGGCCTCGCCGTCGATTTCGATCCGATCACCCGGGCGCGGGGCTGGCACCTCGGCGACGCGCAGATCAACGCGCGTGGTTTCCGACCAAAGCCGCGCTTCGCCGAAATCGGTTACGGTATCGGCGCGCCGGGGGACGACACGCACCACAACAGGCGCGCCGCCATCGGCGATATAGAGCGCATCCCGACCAATGTTCGGGTCTGCGAAGAGCAACTCGAGCGCGCTTTCAAATGCGAGCGACATCTTTACCCTTTCATGTGGAATTTGTGTGTATTATGTTTCCACCAGATAGGAGGACGCCATGACACACCCTCGCAATCTTGCTCCCGCCCCGGATCGCAATGCAGTCCTGACCAAGGCCACGCTTCGTGCCGCTGAGCGACTGGGCCTGTCCGGTCGCCAGCTTGCCGAAATCGTCGGCGTGTCCGAAGCGACGGTGTCGCGCCTCAAGCGCGGCGAGGCCATGCTAGAGGCCGGGACGAAACCTTTTGAACTCGCGGCCCTTCTCGTTCGCTCGTTCCGCTCGCTCGATGCCATCACGGGCGGCGACGAGGCGGTTGCCCGCGTGTGGATGACGGCGACCAACGCAGCACTCAGAGCACGGCCGGTCGAACGGATGGCCACGATTCAAGGACTTGTCGATGTCACGACCTATCTTGACGCCCGACGCGCTCCGGTCTGAAGCGCGACCCTTCCTGGGTCAGGCGTGGCGGTTAGTGGAGGCCCAGCACCGGGTTTCTACACTGAAGCTTGTCGACAGCCTTGCCGAACAGGCGGCGCTGGAGGACATCCTGGAAGAGACCAAGCCGCCAGTGCCGGTCGAGTGCCGCCATCTCGACTACCTGCTCTCCACGCCGTTCCGCTATCGCCCTTATCCGAACGGCTCACGATTCCGCCGCGCTGGAATGACGCCTGGCGTCTGGTACGGCGCCGAACGGCCAGAAACAGCAGCGGCCGAGATGGTCTTTTATCGGTTCCTCTTCTACGCCGAGAGCCCTGATACCCCGTTCCCCGACGATGCGGCGGAGTACACCGCCTTTTGCATCGATCTGGCGACGCCAGTTTGCCTTGACCTCACCACAGGGGGGCTTGCCGCCGATCATGCCCCTTGGACCCATCTGACCGACTATGCCCCCTGCCAACAGCTTGCCGAAACTGCCCGCGAGATCGGCACCGAGGTCATCCGATACATATCGGTCCGCGACCCCGAAGGCGGCGCGAACCTTGCTGTGCTGACCTGCGGGGCCTTCGCTGCGCCGCAACCGGTAGAGCGCCAAACCTGGCGCATCCGTATTGGACAGGGCGGCGCGCAGGCCATCCGTGAGCACCCGAGGCTTGGCCTCGAGTTCCGGCGCGATACCTTTGCGCCGGATCTGCGCCTGGCGAACATGGTCTGGGACCGCCCACGCGCAAGATAGTCCGCGCTGGTCACGTCCGCCGGCCTGCGCGCAGCACCTGCGGCCGGGTGCAGATCGGCAGCGGGTTCGACTCGATCTCGAGCCTGACCCATTCATCACGATCCCGGTCCGGGATCATGCGGGCATAAAGCGGCAGGCCGAGCGTGTTGACGGTCTCGAACGTGTCAGCGGGGGCGAAGTAGATCTCGAACAGGCCCTCGACGCCCTCGGGATAGAAGTAGGCCTTGTCCGTCGGCACGCCAAAGCCAAGGCCGCCACGGTAGCGGCGGAAACTGATCCCGCCAAAACTGACCTCTTCGCCCACGCGGCCGCGCAGGTCGGCGGCGGCAGCCGTGTTGAGATAGGTCTCGCGCACCTCCTTGTGGGCCACCAGATCCGCAAAGAAGGCCGAACCACACTCGGCGCGCAGCTGGATTTGGCCAGCGGCCAGCCCGCCAAGGCTATCCTCGACGCTTTCGATCAGCGCCTGACAGCGTTTGCGCAATGCCCCTGAGGCCGGGGTCGCATTGTCGAGGTCGAAGTCCACCTCCGCCGCCGGCGTGATGCCGAACTCGGTATAGTAGTTGATGACCGTCGCGCCGTCCTTGGGATCCTTCACCACGCCCTGAATGCCATTGAAGAGGTGGAACTCGAAAGTCGCCTCGGCATCATTGCGCAGGCGGCCCATCTTGCGCGCAACCTCGGTCTGCACCTGCTGGGTGGCAGTTTCCGAGCCGAAGTCGCGGATGGCCTGGATTTCCGAAGCCCAGAGCACGTCCTGCTTTTTGAACTGGCGGCAGACAAACGCGCGCATCTCACGGCGTTCGGGCACTTGGCTCTCATAGGCCGAGCCGCGTTCGGAGAACGGGATCAGCGACAGCGTGCCGTCGCGGCTCTCGATCATCACGGTGCGTGCGCGCACACCGCGCGAACCGAACAGGCCCGCGCCGGACAGGATCGCAGGCTTGAAGGGGATGTTTTCCAGCGCGCGGGTGAGTTCGATGATCGAGAAGGCATCGCCCTCGAAGATATCCATGGTTGCCATGGGAGTGTCCTTTCAATGGAAGGGTCAGCGCAGCAGGATGCCGAGCGCAGCCAGGGCGGTGGTTGCCGCTGTGATCTGGGCCTCGGTCGCGCCCTCGGGCCAAACGAGTTCGGTGCGGTTGGCGATGGCGGGGCCGCGCAAAACCACAACGCCCGGCGCATCGGCGCTGGTTGCATCGGCCGGACCCCAAAGAATGCCGGCAGGGTTCTGGCTGCCGTTCGTAGCGGCAGGCGCGAGACCTGTGTATTTGCCGCCTGTGGTGATCTTGCCCAGCACTGTGCCCGGGACGAGTTTGCCCGCGCCGGAAGCGATGGTGACAGTTTCGCGGGTGTAATCGCGCAGCACTTCCCAAACGAGGAAGCCGCCCGGGTGTTTGCCTTCAATGAGCGTGGCCATGGACGCTTATCCTTTCGTCTTGAACGTGCGGGCGATGACCTCGCCCCAGGGATTGGTGGCTCCCGCGCGCCCGGGTTGGGCTTGCGCGCTGCTGGTGATGTCAGGGGTCGCCTCCGCCTTGGCGGCGAGGAGACGATTGCGGACCTCGTCGAGACCCGTATCTGTTTCCAGGAACCGGCCTGCCATTTGCGGTTGCCCGGCGAGGCGGCAAAGATCGATCACCACGCGGGCGTGGGCGATAGCCTCGGCGCGGATGTTGGCAGCATCGACAATGGCGACGGCGCTGGCGGCATCTGGGGCCACCGGCGCCACACCGGGATCACGGGGCGGATCGGGCTCGGCAGCGGGCGGATCCACATGTACAGATACGTCGTTCCCCGCGACACCGTCCGCATCGGCGTCGGACGCGGACTCTGCTGGCGCAGGGTCAACATCTGCTTCCGCAGTGCCCGAAGGTTCATCCTCAGCCGCATCGCCCGCACCTTTCACCAGCACAGGCGGCGCATTGCGGAACCGGGCGACATCAAACTGGGCAGCGATGCGGACCGGTTCTGCGATGCGGTCGATCAGCCCAAGATCCAGGGCATCCTTTGCATCGAGCCAGGTTTCCGCCGCCATCAGGGGCGCGATCTCTTCCTGGGACCGGCCGGATTTCGCAGCGTAGCCCTGCAAGAGGCTGCCCTTCACCTTGTCCAGCGCCTCTGCCATCGCACGCATGTCGATGGCAGTGCCCATCACCACCCCGGCCGGATCATGGATCATCAGGAAGGCGTTTTCTGGCATGACGATCTCGTCGCCAGCCATCGCGATGTAGGAGGCGGCCGAGGCGGCGATGCCGTCAATCCAGACCGTCACCGTGCCGGAATGGCGCAGAAGCGCGTTGTAGATCGCCACCGCGTCGAAGACCGAGCCGCCGGGACTATTGAGACGCAGGTCGATCGCGGCATCGCTTGGCAGTGCGCCCAGTTCGGCCAGAAAGCCTTTCGCCGTGACGCCATAGGCGCCGATTTCGTCATAGATCACCACCTCCGCGCCGGTGCTTCTGGCGCGGATCGTGTACCAGTTTCTCATGGGCTTACGCCTCCTGTTGTGGATCAGTGCCGCCCGTGTCGGCAGGACCGGGTCCAGCCGCGCCAGTGTCCGGCAAGCTCTGCGGTGTGGCCCGCGCCCCCTGCGCCTCGCCCGGACTGGTGCGATAGGTGAGACCCATGTCCCCGGCACGCTTGGCATCGGCCGCATTCTCGCGGTCGATTTCCTCGACATCGTAACCGGTGGCCTCGACCACCTTGCGCCGCGAGATGATCCCCGCCTCCATCGCCAGCACTTGCGCCTGAATGTCCTTCAAGGGGTCGACCCAGTCCCAGCGCGGCGGGATCCAGTTCACCGGACGATAGCGCGCAGGCGATCGGACGAAGTCCGGCAGCTCCAACGCCCCCGACAGCACCGCCGTCTCCAGCCAGCGCGCCCAGACCGGACGGCACAACTGATGTGCGATCACCCCGTGCTGCAACTGCTCAACGCGGCGACGGAACTCGACCAGTTCGGCACGCAAGGACGAGTAATTGGCCTGTCGCACATCACCGGTCACCAGATGATAGGGCAGCCCCAATGATGCCGAAACCGCCAGCAGCGTGCGGTATTGAAACGCCTCATAGCCGCCACCCACATCGGCAGGGCTGGAGAATTTCACATCCTCGCCGGGCAGCAGCACCTGCATGGTGCCAGGCTCCAGGCTTGCGAGGGCAGCCCCGTCAAGATCGCCCGCCCCCTCGCCCATCATCGGGTCTTCCGGGGCGGTTTTGGTGATGAAGCCTGCAAACATCGCGGCGGTCTTCTTCCGGTCAAGCTCGGCGTCGTCATATTGATCGAGCAGAAACAGCCGCACCATGGCGGGCGCCACATGTGGCAGGCCCCGGATCTGGCCCGCATCAATGGGTCGGTAGATATGCAAGACATCCTCGGCCGGAATTCGCACGGTTTCCGGCGTGACCATGCCCTGATCGGTGCTGTCACCCGGATGGCGGCGGCGGAAATGGTAGGCGACGCGGCGGCCGATGGCATCGAACTCGATGCCGCAGCGGATGCGATTGCCATCGGCCGCAAGCTCGGTCTTCTCAAAGGGCAGCATCTCCGATTGCAGCAATTGCAACTGGATTGGCACCAGCAGCCCATCCTCCGCCCGACGCGGGCGCAGCCGCACAAAACACTCGCCCGCGACAAACATCTCGCGTGCGACCATGGCTTGCAATCCGTAGAAATCCGTCAACCCATCCGCATCGGCCTCATCGGTCCAGGCAAGCCAGAGCCGCTGCACCTGGTCGCGCAGAGCCGGATCCTCGATCAGCGACGAAGGCTTGATCCCGTCGCCCACGAGGTTCGACGCAAAGGCCTCGCAGGCGTTCGCGGCATAGCCATTCGTCACCACCAACTCGCGCGAGCGCGCCAAGAGCCGCGGTCCGCCCGAGGCAACCAGCGAATTGATGTTCTCGAGCGGCGGCTGCCAGCCCCGCAAACGCCGCTTTGCCATCGCCCCTTCCAGCCGCGCCCGCACGGCGTCAGGGCCGTCCGGCTTGGAACGGCGAAACAGGTTAAACAGCCCCATCGCGTCAGAGCCCCTTCGCCGTCGTCACGCGGACCTGCCGCACGATCCGCCGCCCCTCGGCTGCGGCGATGTCGCGGTCCAACGCCTCGATGGCGCGGTCGATTTCCGCCACGGAACGGTAGTCGACGGTTTTTCCATCATAGCTGACCCGCGCCACGCCCGAGGACCGCTGTGCGGCCAGGGTCTCCCGGCGGAGTTTCAGTGTCGCCAAATCCGCCATTCTCGAGATCATCCCATATATGTTGACCGCGCGACGCGCCGGACCTGTGCCTTGCGGGGCGGTTGCGGCGCTTGGGCTGAAGCGCTGCCCCTGGCATCAGCGACCACAAACTGCGCCGCCAATTCTTCCCATCGGGCCTCAGACCAACGGTCCGCGCCAAGGATCCAGGCCGCTGCACGGGCGTAGACACGGCAGTCCAGCGCTTCGTTGCGTTCCCGCAGCTTTTGCCATTCGAGCTTGGCAAAGCCGCGCTTGTTCTTGACCGTCACCAGTTGCTCAGCCGTCAGCTGCTTTAACCACTCGGCATCGACCCAGCCCGGCAGATGAAGAAAGCCAGGAGGAAACCGCTCTCCATCCACCGGGTTGCTGACCTCCGGCGGGTCAAGCCGCAGGAAGCGATAGGTCTCGGCCTTGAAGGTCGAGGTGGCCACGGTCCAAAGCCGCGCCCCGCGACGCAAACGCTTGCCGCCGATGGTCGCATCCACAAAGGTCGGGCCGCTGACAGGGCTTGCGCGATTGAACCCCTCAAGCCCCTTGATCGGCGCCACCTGCCCAAAACCAACCTGACGCGCCCAGGCGTAGACCGCCGCCGTCTCATAGCCTGTGTCGATGGCCAGCCGCGCAATCGTCATTGGCGTGCCGCTGGCGTGAGCCCAAGTCCGGCCCAGCAGGTCAGAGAGCCGCTGCCAGCAGGCTGGATTGCCCGGGCCGCCGTCAATCACGATGTGATCGATGAGCCAGCTTTGCAGGCCTTTGCCCCAGGCCCAGACATCAACCTCGATCCGGTCCTTTTGCACATCGGCCCCTGCGGTCAGGAAGAGCCCACCCGTCGGCACCGTGCCCGCGCGCCAATCTTCCTTCAAACCTTGCAGCCGCTGCCAATCCGGGGCCTCGCCGCTTTCCATCCAGGTTTCGCCCAGCGAGGTGTTGACGAAGGTCTTCATCGTCTCGTCCCCACCCGCGCGCGCCGACAGGAACGCCTTGGACATAGCCTCCAGTCGCACCCAGGGCGAATAGATCTCGTTCAGATGGAAGCCTGCGGTGCCGTTGAACGGCGCATCCGCGATCCAGCGGCCCTTGCGGATCGTC